CAGCTGAAGAGGAGGAGAAACGCGGCACGCTGTTCTCCAAATACATGCTGCAAAATATGTCCCTCTACGGCGCAAGGGAGAAGCCGCAGGGAACGCCGGGCTTCCGCACCCTCTACCAAGCGTCCCGGCAATCGTTCGTCGACGGCATCCTCATCCGGGCCAGAGTGGACCAGATGAAACGCATCTGGAAGCGGACTTACGACCCGGCGAAGATCGGCTTCAAGGTCGTCCACGTCCGCCACGACGACCCGACGTTCAAGGGGAGCAAGGAGATCGACGCCCGCTGCCGCGAAATGGAATCGCTGGTCGACGACCCGTGCCCGGAGAAGTACACTCAGTTCTACCCGAACCGGGTCCGCCCGCATGGCCGCATCAAAGAGCTGGCCGCCTCCCTGACCAAGACCGAGCTGATCATTGACCGCAAGTGCATCCGCCGCATGAAGCGAGCCGACGGCAAAGGCTACGCCGCTTTTTATGCGCTGCCGGGCGAGACGGTCAAGAACGTCGACGAGGCGATGAAGGAGTGGGCCGCCAAGAACGCCAAAAACAACGGCGGCAAGAAGACGGTCAACGCCGCCACCGCCTACCGCATGTCAGAAGCGACTGGCTTCGACATGACCAAATCCAGCTACGTCCAGATCGTCGACGGCATGCTCGTTGACGCCTTCACCTCCGACGAACTCAGCATCCACCTGTCCAACCCCAGCGACGAAATCAACACCTTCGGCTACGGCATCAGCCGCCTCGAAATCAGCCTCGAAGTCACCGCCACGCTCATGGCCGCATGGAGCTTCAACCGGGAGATGTTCAAGACCAACTACCCGGAAGCGATCCTGTCGGTGGCCGGTGACTTCGACAAGGAAGGCCTGCAGGCCTTCAAGCAGATGCTGATCGGCGACACCCACGGCGCCGGCAACTACTGGCGCCTGCCGGTCATCCCCAGCGGCAGCGTCGACGGCTTCAAGATCGAGGCGCACAAACTCCGCGACACGCCGAAGGACATGCTGTTCAACGAATTCGTCCGGCTGCTGATCATGATCAAGTGCGCCGCGTATGGCGCCCACCCCAGCACCCTGAACATGCAGATGGACTCCGGACAGGGCGGCTCGGCACTCAGCAGCGCCAGCCCGATCGACGAGATCGAGTTCAACAAGGAGTTGAGCCTGATACCGTCGATCGAGGATATGGCCGACTGGTTCACGGACGCGATCATCAAGCCCCGCTACGACGACCTAAAGCTGATCGTCACCGGCATCGAGAAGGACGACGAGAAATTATCAGTAGACTTGCGGACGCAACGTGTCAGTAAATGGATTACCCGGAACGAGGCACGGATGGAAGAAAATCGCGACATAATCGGGAGTCTTGACGACGATAGTAACCCATATAACTACCCTGCTGATGTTCCTGTGACAAATTATATTAATACTTTCCAGATGTTAAGCCAACCACAAGACGATCAACAGGACGATCAAGGCGAAGACGTCCAGAAGTCATTCAAAAAAAAGAAGAGCAAGAAATTTATCGAGATAACAATAGATGAATGATGGCTGCGAGCAAGACAGGTTCCCAATATTCAAAGGCTGCAAAGTCATCGCGGCCTGCACGTCTTGCGGAGCAGAGAAGATCTACAAAAGGCACGAAGCGATACAGCTGAAAAATCCATACCGATGCAAGAGCTGCACAGTGAAGCACAGAGTCGGAGAGAACGCCCTCGGCTACAGGGGAGGGAAGACAACGATAAAATGCACAAAGTGCGGAAAAGAACGACAGGCGGCAGCATGGGAGATCAGTAAATTTAAAAGCGAAAAGTATGTCTGCCGAGACTGCTACCGCACGCCAACAGGGGAAATGAACCCGAACTGGCGAGGTGGCGAAAAAAAGAAGGTCAAGAAGATCCGCACAGGAGAACACAACCCCAACTGGAAGGGCGGATCAAAGATCATGGTCTGTCGAGATTGCGGAGCAGAAAAACGCTACGACAGAACATGGGCCAATAAATTTGAACAACGCGATCTCCCATATCGGTGCGTCAACTGCCAGCCGAAATACTACACCGGGGAAAACAGCCCTCACTGGATAGATGGCAGGACATTCGAAGCAAGACCGCAAGAATGGAACGAAGAGTTACGAAACACGATCAGAGCACGGGACGGATTCATCTGTCAGATATGCGGGCAACCGTACACAAAGCGGAGGATGCCAGTCCATCACATAAATTACGACAAGCACAACCTTAGTCACGACAACCTGATAGCGCTCTGCACTCCGTGCCACGGGAAGACAAGCCATCGAAGAGGATACTGGCAAGAACTTCTGGTGGAAAAGATGTTGAGCAAGGCGGGCGCAATCAGCAACGAAATAAGTGAACAAAAAATTACCACCATCGAAATAGGAGACTGACATGGCAGACAAGGCACGCATCAGCAGCGACGAGTTACGGAAAGCGGCAGCAGAGACGGAAGGCGAACTCCGGGCGCTGCTCAAGAAGTCGCAAGGCAAGTTCGATTTCGGCGACCCGCACCACGTCGGCTACACCCGGACCAACGCCAGCGGCACGGTGAGTACGATTGCGGCGAAGAATCCGAGGGCGGTGCAAGTCGCTACGGCAAACGCAAAGCACACCCATACCGGTCAAAACGTCCACATCAAGGAGACCGCAAGGCTGTCTGACGGCAGCAAGGTCTATGCGCTGAAGACCGAGGGAGGGCACGTCATCGCCACCTCATCGCACCCGGAAGGTTTGCGTCTGCACGCCAAGGACAAGATGCTCACCATCGCGACCGACGTTGCCGATCCGGAAGAGCAAACCCCCGACCGCCACGCGCTGCAACGTAACATCGAGCAACTGGCCGCCGAAAAGGGCATGGACCCGATCGCCTTGATCAGCCAGCTCCAGACCGGAGCCGCCGCGTCGGGCCGGGAGAAACTGGTCGGCCTGCTGGGCGCCATCAAGAACCGGTATATCCGCAAGCAGGACAACGAGGCCGACGCTGCCGTGAGCAGACAGATCGCCTCTGACCGCGCCGAAGAGCTCAGCGACATCGCTAATGACATGAACGACCCGGTCAGCCATGAAGAGGCCGCCGCTGCCCATACCGATGCCGCTGACGCCTCGGAGGCACATAACGATGCAGAGGAGGCGGTCTACCACCGGGCGAAGGCCAAAGAGCACCTGCTGGCCGCGCAGACGGCAGACGACGATATGGAATCAGCAGCGACCGAGCAGCCGGCAACCAGCGCAGGCGAACGCGAGTACGACCATAACGGAGTCGAAGCATACGGCCAGAAGGGGATGCGGAATACCCCGTGGAGGCAACTATTCAAAGATGCCGACTCCCTCCATGCTTGGTCAGAGAAAAACGACGCCAGCGTTCTCGGCACAAGGGGACTCACTGACTCCGAGGCGCATCCGAAGAGCAAGGGTGGCAAGGAACAGTTGGCAGCAATGGCGAAGAGGCCGTCGGAGCCTGTTGCTGCAAAAGCCCCCTCGCCCAAGGCCGCCGCCAAAGAACTCAAGTCGATCCTCGAATCCGCAGATTTCGGCTACACGGAGGCCGGCGGCAACGGTCGCGTCAAGGCCAACGCTGACGGGACGCTGACGGTGTATGACAGTTTTTACTACGGCCAAGACGAAGCAATGACCCGCCACAAGGCCGCATGGAACCCCGGCGGGCACAACGCTGACTACTTCAAGGAACAGGGTTTCGACGTGAAGGTGATCGGCACCGACAGCGAACTCCGATCCAAGGTTTTTGGCAAGAAGGAAAACGCCGGCCATGTCGCCGTCACCCTCGCCGTCACCAAGAAGCCGCCGGTCGCCAAGAGCCTGCGCGAAGAGATCACCTCGGCGACCATGCTGCTGAAGAGCCACGTCAAGGCGTATCAGCGCACCACGGCCAGCGGCGCCAGCGTGACAGTCAAGGAGCACGACGATAGCCGGCAGAAGAAGAACGCCCTGCCCCACGGAGACGCCAACGCCAAGCATTGGGCCAACCTCCCGGACGACGAAAACCCAAAATACACACTCAGCGGAATATCGTCGGAAGCGCTTAGTCATTCCGTTAAAGGCAAAGACGACCTGAACCGCCGGGCAAAGGTTGAACTTGCCAACCGAGGGCTAGACAGCGACGGGAAATGGATCGGATTCGACAAGGCAGACCAGCACCACGGCCTGACCGAAGAAGAGAAGGGCGGAGACCCCGATGGAGACGAAGTGAGCGGTCACCTCCAGTTGGCACACAATAAAGTCCTCTCCGCCGCCGCCAAGGGCCACCTCGACCTGAACAAACGCGCCAAGCACGAACTGGCGAACCGGGGACACGACAGCAACGGCAAGTGGATCGGATTCGACGCAGCGGAGAAACACCACGGGGTCAAATGAAACTCAAAATCAGCCACAACCTGACCAACGACCAGCTCCAGAAAGCCGTTCTCGGCCTCGTCTCCGCACAGGGGATCGAGGCCGAAGTCGCGGACGCCTTACTTAAGGCTGCCGGCTGTAGCTGCGACGGACCGAGGGAGCCACGGGACGCGCCGACCCGCGAACTGCTGCGCCAGTTCCGGCATGAGTATGCGCTGGCTGTGCATGATATCGTCAGAGCCGTCGACCGCCGTATCAAGGCCAAGGACACGGTAACGAAGAGTCACGTCAAGGGTCACCAGAGGCACTACCAGAGCGGCAAGGTCGGAGCCGTCGCGCCCTTCTATCGCGCCGGGGAGAAGCATGGTCCCCACGTCCTGACGCCAGAGGAGGCGGCAAGGTGGGCGGCACAGCACCCGCATAGCTTCGACGCTTATCATGGGACGACGGAGGATCGGGCGAAGATTATTGGTGAAGAAGGGTTTGATCTTGATCAGACAAGAGGCGGGAAGCATTACGGCAACGCGATATACGTCACGACGAAAATAGACGAGGCGAATTATTGGGCTCGGCACGGTGACAAGGAAGCCCCGGCAATATTGAAGGTGAAGATAATCGCCCGTAATCCGGTAACAATATCGCCAGAACAGTTTCAAAATATTGTGAAAGGCAACGTCACAGAAAAAGAAATTGTCGAAGAAAGCGGTGGAAGCTTTGTAAGGGCTCTCTTGTTGATGCAACAAAAGAAAACAAACATCTTCCGAAGCATGGGGCACGATGTTGTCGCCATTCTCGAAGGGGAAAAACCAGAGAACGTCGAAATGGGTGAGTGGCTCAGGAAGCATGGCGGCAACCAAATCATCGTGTACAGCAAAGACGACTTAAGGATAGTGAAATGACAGAAAAAATCATCGTATGCTGCTTGAGTTGTTCACACCTTGTGCCGGAGTCCATTTCTTGCCCCGCATACCCCGAAGGCATCCCGTTTGCCATTTTTGAGGGTTACTACCCACACGAAAAGCCAGTCAATGGGTATGTTTACAAGCAAGTGACAGAGGAAGAAGGATGGAGGAATCTCCGTGGATACATGGGATGGGATAAAAAAGACAGATAAAATCTTGAAATGCTGCCTCACTTGCAAGCACTTCGACATTGAAGCCCACAAGTGCCCGGCCTTCCCAACTGGAGTACCTTTTCAGTATCTGGATGGCGCAGCGGAGCACTCTTCCCCCGTCAACGGGTATGCGTTCGAGATGATCCCGGAAGAAAAGGGGATGAAAAGACTCCTAAACTTTTACTGCAAAAAAGATGGAACACCATGAGCCAGCCGCTATCCAAAGAAGACATCTCTGAGCTGCTACAAGTCATCCGTGACCGGTTTCAGCTTGTCGCCGCGCAGATCCAGGGCGACTACCAGCCGCCGCAAGACCTCCTCTCGCGCTGGCAGGCGGAAGGCTGGATCGCGCCGGACGTCACCCCGCAGGACTTCGCGCTGGCGGTCGGAACCGAAGGCCGCATCATCCACAACGCCTTCACCTTTGGCCGGGCATGGCAGGCGGTCGAGCAGGGCGGCAGCTTTGCCGAGATCATGAAGCTGGCCGCCACCATGCCGCTGCTGACGCCGGACGTCCACGCGATCGCCATAGCGGAGCAGCAGACAGCCAACTACATCACGGCGCTCGGTGACGACACAGCGAAGCTGGCCGGGGAGATTATCGCCGAACGCAACCGCACCATCATTCGCAACATGGCGATCGACTTCCACGAACAGCGGCTGCAGGCGAAGGTGCTGGACCGGCAGGCGAAGATCGACGCCGGCATCGCCATCCCGGAGCGGCAGGTCAACACATGGCAGGGATTCAGCTCGGAGCTGTATCACGCGATGGACGACAAGTCCCGCGATTGGGATCGGGTCGCCTTCTTCGAGATCACCGACGCCCAGAAGCAAGGGCAGGCGATGCAGATCCTTGAGCAGCACGGGCCGAAGCAGTTGGTCTACAAGATGCCGCTGCCGACGGCCTGCGCTCAATGCAAGCATCTGTATCTGGAGGAGGACGGCACGCCGCGCATCTTCGACCTCGCGGAGCTGGTCGGTAACGGCATGAACATCGGTCGCAAGGCGCACCCGGTCCGCAGCGGGGAAGTGGTACCGGGAGGACGCGAGGACGGGCAGGAGACGCTCAAGGCGGTGGCCGGGCTGATTCATCCTTGGTGTGCTTGCCTCGGCCCGTTTCCTTTTACCGGGTACGAGCCGTGGTATCTGCAGAAGAAGAATCGCGGCAATGCGACGATCGCCAAGAGCCACCAGAAGACCGTCTGTGTTGACTTCGACGGAGTGATTGCCGACTACTCGCAAGGATTCAAGGGAGAGGACGTCTTCGGCCACCCCCTGACGGGAGCAGCCGATGTGACGCACCGCATGCACGACAAGGGCTGGAAGGTAATCATCTTCACCACGCGCAGGGAGACTCACGGCCTCCGCAGCTACCTTGAGCGCAACGGCATCTGGTACGATTCCATCAACACCAACAGCGACCAGCCGGAAGGGAGCAACGCCGGAAAGCCGATTGCCGATGCCTACCTCGACGACCGGGCGATCCGGTTCAGCGACTGGCAGCAGGCAGAACGAGACCTGATGCGATTGGTCAAGTCGGAAGGGAACGTGCTGCTGAAGTCCCACGTCAAGACCTACACCCGCAAAGACGGCACCATCGTCCGCGAACACGACGACAGCCGCAGCAAGAAGGCGCAGCCGGCGCCCACAGGCCACCACCACGCACTCGTCGCGCTGCTGCGGAAGCGGAAGGTAGCCACCGGGGACGGCAAGAAGCCGAAGGGCCGCATCGGGCACCCGATGGCGCTGCTGCGGACGGTGGCGAAGAAGAAGGTCGAGCCGGGGAAGGAGACATCGAAATTAGGCCCGGACCTGTTCGGCAAAGGCGACGGAGATATGGCAGTGAAAAGCCCGCTCAAGGTATTTGGCGGGAACAGCGATCATTCGTCAGGAGAGGCATCACTCGAAGCCGAGAGAAAAAACTACGGGAAGCTGGTCGATCTCGCCGTCGCGCACAACGTCAAGCGGGCTGGAATTGAAGACGTCGCGATAAAAGACCTCCAGTCGCTGCAGACCACGGTAGGAAAGAACAAGGCCGCGCAAATGGCCAAGGAATACGACGACAAGAAGGCAAAAGAAGAGCCGCCCGTTGTCTACCGGACACCAGACGGCAAGCTGATACTGAAAGACGGGAATCACCGCGCCGTCGGAGCACTCATGGCAGGCCGGACGCATATCAAGGCAGAAGTCTTCGATCTGGAGAAGCCGAAAGCAACCGCAGCCGCCACCCGGAAGCGGATCGAGGCGGAGATCAGAGGCGGCGAGCCCCGGACGGTGCTGGGTGAGACGCATTACGTCAAGGTTCTAGCAAAGGCCAGAAGGGAAGAGGATGAGATCGTCGATTATTTTAACTCGGACCTCATCAAGAGCGAAGAAAAGAGAGACGCACACGGACGATTCTCGCGCACGGAAGAATCCGCTCGCCATGACGCCAAGCTGAGACGTCTCTACGGACAGGCGGCAGGAAAAGAGAACCATCCGATTGAAGGGCACGTCATCAGGTCGGTCACAAGAGAGGAAGCGGAGAAGATCAGAAGACTGACTGGAATCAGTGTAGACAACTACCGATTCGGAGTCACCAACACCGGCCTCCGCCATGTCCACAAAGAACACGGGAATGAAACCGTTGAGGCGCAGGCGAACCAAGTCGCCATCAAGGAGCATGACATTCAGAGAATCCCGGACATCATAAGCCGCCCGAAAGTTATCCGCAGAGCCCATGATACACCACAGGGGAACAAGACCATCTCCTTCGAGAAAGAATATACCGACGGCACCGAGGTCTACATCGTCGAGGTGATCGCGAGGTCGAGCCTCCTGCACGTCAAGACAATGTTCAAAAAGAAGCCGTAGAACACAAAAAAGCCCCCACCCGAAAAGGATGGAGGCTTTTTTGTTGCCACAGGGCCACGTGCTACTCACCAGAAGGTGATGCGACGCGCAGACGTCCGAAACGATCTATGGCCAGCGATGTTCTGCTGCGGTGGTGCAGGTTGAAATAATAGCAAAGATAAGGCCGGAGCGCAATGCCCCGGCCTTTCACTATTTCGCTACATTCTCCGCGTTCCGAAACGTCAACGCCAGCGCCTTCTTGCAAGCAGCCAGAGAGCCGATCCAGCGAGGAGAGCTGCCAGACTTCAAGATGCCATAGACGTTCGCGGTGTCGCGACCGCTCTGCCCTAGCGAGCCGTTAACGATCTCCCAACCAGTAGCAACACCGTTCCACATAACCAAAAACGTGCCGGGTCCAATCTTCTCAGTCGTCAACATAGCAACCTCCGG